TGGCTCCGCCAGCTCACGGGCACGCGACGGCTCAAGGCGTTCCGCGAGATGGTCGATAATGACGATATTGTCGGCGCGACCTTCTATGCGATCGAGATGCTGCTGCGCGGCGTGGAATGGAAGGGCGAGCCCGCCGACCCGGCCGCGCTCAGGCTGTAGGCGATCGCCACCACCTCGCCCGCAAACGGCATGTTGAACTCATCCACCGCCAGCAATGCCGCCGCAGCCACCTCGCTCCGATACAGCTGCACATCCGATTGGTTCGCCGCCACATTGTCCTGGGAAAACGACAGCTTCACCAGCTGTCCCTTGCTGATATTCGGCTTAATCACAGGCATTTCACACCTCCGTTACTCTATCCTGTTCGTTCTGGTAGGGGCGGGCTTTCCCCGCCCCTTTTCTAATCGCTGATTTCTGATTGCTGACCGCTGCCAGCAATCAGCTCCCTACGCCACCAGGATATTCCGCAGCACTGCTGTGTGTTCGATCCCGCTGGCCGCCCCGGTCGGCGTAAATCGGCCAAGACCCAATCGCATCGAATAGATCAGACGCGTCTGGTCCCGTCCCGGCAGCCGCTCGGTCTCCAGCTTCACCCGGCGCCGCCAGCCCACGGTGTAGCCCCGGCGGTTGAAGGCCGCCACCTGCCCCAGCGTGTTATTGCCCGCCGTGGTGCTCACTTTCCCGTCCGCCTCGGTCTTGCTCATGGCGATCGAGCTGATCAGCGGGTGCTGGGCGATCTGCGCCTGCTGCCCGGTCAAAACCGTTGCCCGTGGTCCGATCTGATCCACCGTCTTCACCTCGTCCAGCTGGCTGATCTCCTCCACCGTGTCCGGGTCCGCTACAAAGACCAAATCCGTCGGATCGGTCGGGTGGCCCCAGTCCATCAGGTAGGTGGTGTCCAGCATCAGCTTGCGCAGATTGAGCAGCGCATCGTAGGCGATCCCGATCCCGGCATGGTTGACTGCGTTGTTGGTGTTGTCCACCAAAGCTGCATGCCGCATCCCATCGAACGCCAGATAGTGCTTGGTGTCCGCCGGATCGGCGTCATCCAGGTTGATGTTCCCGGTTCCCGCATTGGTCGTATCCCCGTTCAGCACCAGGCTGTCCGAGTAATGCGCCAGACTCTTGGTGGCCTGGCGCCGCAGGAACGGGATGTACGGCACGATGGAATCTTCCTCCATCTCGCCGGACCACATCTGGTGCAGGATGAACTTCACCGCACTCACACTCACCCGGTTCGACCCTGTCTTGGTGGTCGTGTAATCACTGGCCGTAGCCGAAGTATTCTCTGCCACGAACAGCAGCTCCGGCAGGTCGGCTTCCACCGGTAGGTAAGCCGTCGGATCGGTCATCTCGAAAGATTCCAGCAGGTTGAAAATCCGGCTGTCCTTGCCAGCCCCTTCCCACATATCGCCCACGTACTGCGCCCCGATTAGCTGCAGGCCATAGCCGGTCTCGGCCGTGTCCATCGCCCGCACTGCATTGCGGTACGCCTGGGTCTCCTCCCACGCCCCGCGCTTCGCCAGCGCCCGGTCGGAACCGTAGAACCAGCTCAGCGGGATCCGTGGGAACAGGTCGTCGATCGCCCGTTGGTCGATCTGCCGCACCTGCTCCATCGGCAGGTAATACGCCTCCGAGATCCCCTTGAACGCGTTGCGCAGCTCCTCCGAAGGCCCCTGGTGCCCCGCCTGGCCGCGCTTGCTCTCCATCAGGTCGTACAGAAACTCGATATCCGCCACGCCCAGATTCCAGCGGGCAAACTTGGTCCCGGTCACCTTTGGTTCCGCAGATCCGAAGCGCATCTTGCGCACGAACTGTTCGTCGGTGGTCAGCAGATTGAACTGCTCGCTGACCAATTGTTTAAGCCGCGCCTCGTTCACATTTTCGCCCAGCGCGGTCAAACGATCGTTGATATCCTTCAACAGTAGTTCCAATGCCTCAGTCATTTCAACCTCCCAAGTTGATAAATGTCATGCGAGCCCTCAGCGCCTGTAGCACTAGCTCGGTCTCATCGACCTCGCCCGCACCGCTTTCCGCCGATCGCTCTTCTTCTTGCCCGGTTTCTTCTTGCTCGGCTTCTTTCCTTGCCCGCTCCAGTACCGCCTGAATAAGTGTGACCGCCTGCTCCAAATCGCCCCGGTTCCTGGCATTCAGCATTGCACCCACGCGCTCCCCGATCTTGGGCATCCAATAGAGATTGTCGGCTTCACCATGGAAGAACAATCCACGGATCTCCTCTTCGCCCAAGCCTGCCAGCTCCTCGTTCGTCCGGAACTCCGGCGGCGTCTTCTCCAACCGGCGGTACTTCGGCAGCAACCCGCTGTAACGCCGTAACCTGGATTCGGTGCTCTCATCAGGCGCCCTCGTGAACACATCGACCATCTTGGCCGCCAGCTCACGCCACTCGCCCTCGGCACCTTCCTCCTCCGGCGCATCTTCCTCAAAGATTTGTTTCAATGCCCGGTATTCCCATTCCTTCAATGCATCCTGATCTCCCGGCACCGGCACCCCGCTGATATCCAGCAGCTCATATCGCAGATTGATCGTATCGGCCGTCAAATCCGCCTCGCAATGCGGGCACTTCCTGCGCAGATATTCCAGCCCGAAGGTGGACCACCGGTCCAGCTCCTCCCCGCACTTCTTGCAGTACACGTGATCGTCCCACCCCACGCTCACCGCGTTCAGGAACAAGCGCCGGTACTTGCCCTCCACCGTCCGGGCGAACTCGTCGGCCTGGTCGAAGATCACCGCAGCCATCATCTCCTTCCCCTCGAGTGTCACCTCCGCCCTGCCGATCGGCAGGTTCCGGCCCATGTAGTCGTGTACCCACAGGAACACCGGGTTCTTCCGGTAATTCTCCAGGTCCCAATTGGCGATCTCCAGATCCCGCCCGTCACGCTTCACGCCCGGTGACGACGCCACGAACACGATCGGATCGCCTGGGTTCCCCGGCGCCTTCGCCTTACGCTCACAAATCCCTCGGATAAATGCTGTCATTCTCCACCTTCCTCCTCACTTTTCGTAACAACCGCCGTCATCGTGCACAGGCAATTGATATCCTCTTCCGGCGCCCCCATCGCCCCTGGGTGCGGACCGCTCCCGCTCCCCACCTCGAAATCCTCATCCAGCCCGATTGGGTTCGCCTGGTACCTCACATGCGCCTCGATATGGCTGTCCCGTGTCCTGTCCGGCAGCAATGCGCTCAGCCAGCCCTTCTTCTCCACCACCTCGGACTGCCGCCAGGCCTCCAGCGTCCCCCCGTTCGCCGCCCGGTTGACCTCCGTCCGTGCGATCACTTCCTCGCTGCTGCGGATCCGCTCCCCCATCACCTCCCCCACTCGCTCCAACAGCTTCGGCATCTCCTCCCCTGCCCCCAGCCCTTCGCTCAGGCTTTCCTTTAGCATCTCCCACGTCGTATCGTTCACTTCCACCGCAAACCGTTGCGCCTGGCGTTCGATAAACCGTTGCACCAGTGGTTGCTTCACCACAAACCCGATCGTCAGCCCCAGCGCCTCCAGCGCATCCCCCCCTGCCTCCTCCACCAGATCCATCAGTAAAGCCCGCATCATCACCCTGAACTTCTTCACCCACTCCGGCTTATCGAATGGCTTTTTCACCACATCCTCCACCGTCCGAGTCGCCAGCACTTTTAACTTGCCATTCCCTGGTCTGTTCGTAATCCGTTCAATCCGTTGGGCTGCGTTCTGTGCAGCCAATCCGTTGTCAGATTTCAGCCTGGCTATCACGCTCTCCCGCTGCCGTTCGAACATCGCTGCTACATCCTTGCCGACCTTCTTCTCCCATTTCTTGCTAAACCGCTCGAACTTCCGCCACAGCCTCTGATGCTCCTCCCCGTTCAGCTCCACCATCCGGGAATTGCTCGGCTTTCCAAACATCGCCCTGGCCACCAGCCTCCCCGCCTCTTCACTCGTGGTACCTGACACCGGAGTACTTGGCACTCCCTCACTTGATGACCCTCCCTCACCTGCCACCGAAACACTTGGCACCGTCTCACTTGGCACTTGATCACTCTCCACCGGCATTACCGTCCCCGGCGCCCACCACACATTCCCCCAGGCCACCGGCTTCAGACCATGCTCCTCCCGCCACTCATTCACCGTGATCGCGCCTACAGCGATCTGCTCATTTTCCCTTTCCCAGCGTTCCCCCTCCGCCTCCTGTAGGATTGGCACTTTGGAGAGATCGAATTCCACCGAATCGACCCTGCCGCTGGCGCCGAACATCGGCAGCAGCTGCTCGTTGATCTCACTGGCGATGAACCGGCTTTCCGGTTCCATCGTTCGATACCAGAACGCTCGCTCCGCCGCTTGAACATTCTCGTATGTCCGCTGCCCGCCGATCATATCCAGCGGGATCTTGTACGCCCTGGCCACGTCTTCCAGGCTCCACGCCAATGAGCCCAGGAACTCCGCGTCCTTGGGCGTCACGTTCAGGTTTTTCATCTCTGTTTCGAACCGCAGCACGCCCCACCGGTGCGCCTTATCCACGCCCATAAAGCGCTTGTCAATTCTCCCCTCCAGCTCCTTGGCCTGCTCCGGCGTCAGCGTCCCACCCTTCGGCGGCATGATGAACCCCCCCGCCATATA